CCTCGGCTCGACCGCCGCTCCGGGCGTCGTCACCGTGAACGGATCGTACCAGCCGCTCACGGCGTCAACCACCAGCGGCGCGACCATCACGCCGACGGCTGGCACGACCAACCAGTACAACGTGACGGCCCTCGCGGTGTCGGCCACGATCGCCGCGCCCTCGGGCACTCCCGTGGACGGGCAAAAGCTCTTGATCCGCATCAAGGACAACGGTACGGCTCAGACACTGACATGGACAACCACCAGTGGCGCCTATCGAGCAGAAGGTGTCACCCTTCCAACCACAACAGTCGCATCGACGCCATTGTACATCGGATGTGTGTACAATTCGCAAGATAGCTACTGGGATGTCATCGCGGTATCATAATGGCTGCAAAAGTAATCATCATCACGGGCGGAACGGCAGTAACGCTGCCCGCCGACTGGAACCCCGCCAACAACACGATCGAGGTGATCGGCGGCGGCTACGGCGGCGGCGCCGGCTCCTCAAGCGTCAATGGCGCGGGCGGTCAGGGCGGCGCCTACGCGATCATCTCGAACTTCGGCGCGGCCAATACATCCTATACCATCCAGATCGGCACTGGCGGCGTGGGCAGCAACTCCACGCCCACGGCCGGCACGTCGACATGGTTGAGCAACACCGGATCGGCGCCCACCACGACGTCGCAGGGCGTGCTGGCGGTGTCGGGTTCGGGCGGCGGCTCGGTGGGCACGACGACCTATGTCGGCGGCACGGGCGGCGCGGGCGGCAATAGCGGCACGACCTATCGCAACGGCGGCGGCGGGGGTGGCGCGGCCGGTCCCACTGGCGCGGGGTCGAACGGCGTGGCGGCGACGTCGTCAGTCGGCGGCAACGGCGGCAGCGGGTCGGGCGGCTCGGGCGGCTCGGGCGGCTCGGGCGACACCGGCAGCGGGTCAAGCGCGGGCGGCACGTCGGCGCAGTGGACGGCCACCAGCAACAGCATCACCGGCACGGGCCTGACGGTCCTCTCCCCCAGCTCGACTGCTGGTGCGGGCGGCGGCGGGGGCGGCGGCAAGGGTTCGGATGACAGCACCGGGGCAGCCGGCGGCTCATATGGCGGTGGCGGCGGCGGGGGCAGCTATGACGGAACCGGCCCGGTGCTGTCGAACGGCGGCGTGGGCAAGCCCGGCCTGCTGGTCCTGACCTACACTCCGACCACCAACGCATCCAACTTCTTTGCGATGTTCTGATGAAGATTGCCGTCTATGCCATCTCCAAGAATGAGGAGATGTTCGTCGAACGGTTCTGCAACTCGGCTCGAGACGCAGACCTGATCGTGATCGCCGACACCGGCAGCACCGATCGAACCCGTGACCTGGCCGAGCAATGTGGAGCAATCGTTCATGAAATCTGCATCACCCCGTGGCGCTTCGATGATGCTCGTAACGCTGCTCTTGCTCTGTTACCTCGGGACGTTGATATATGTGTCAGTCTTGACTTAGACGAAGAGTTGCAGCCCGGCTGGCGCGAGGAGATCGAGCGCGCCTGGGTGCCCGGGACAACCCGGCTCCGGTACATGTTCGACTGGGGCGCCGGCATCGCCTTCCATTACGAGAAGATTCACGCCCGCCACGGGTATCGCTGGATTCACCCGTGCCACGAGCGGCCGGTGCCGTTCGGCATCGTCGAGACGCTGGCGTGGACCGACATGCTGATCGGGATCCACAAGCCCGACCCGAGCAAGAGCCGTGGGCAATATCTGCCGCTGCTCGAGATGTCGGTGCGTGAGGATCCGCACGACCCGCGCAACGCATTCTACTATGCCCGGGAATTGAGCTTCCACGGTCTGTGGCAGCAGGCGATCGACGAGTGCGCCCGGTACCTTGCGCTACCTGGGGCCGACTGGCCGAACGAACGCTGCTACGCCTACCGGGTGATGGCGCGCAGCTACGATGAACTGGGCGACTGGGACAATGCGATGCGGTGCGCGCGGCTGGGTGTGATCGAAGCGCCCGGCACGCGCGAACCCTGGTGCGAAGTCGCCAAGCTGGCATACCGCCGGCATCAGTGGGCAGAATGTTACGGCGCCGCAAAGTCTGCTCTCGCCATAACCAACCGAGAGATGGTATACACGGTCGATCCTGAAGTCTGGGGCTTCATGCCGCACGACTATGCGAGCATCGCAGCTTGGAATTTGGGCATGCGGGACGAAGCGATCCGCCAGGCTGAATTGGCGCTCAGTCACGCCCCGGGCGACGAGCGTTTGCGGAAAAACTTGGAATTGTGTAAGGAATCCTCATGAGCAACCCAGCCCTTACTGTCTTCACGCTCGGCGGCGCAGCGGTCAGCGCCGACATGCTCAACACGTTCGGGCAGACCTGCAACACCTTCTCGGATCTCCGGTCTTTCCCGGCCAACCAGGGCATGCAGGTCTACACGCTCGGCGGCGACAGCGTTGCGGACGGCAAGCAGGGCACGTTCTATTGGAACCAGAGCGCCACCGGCACCGACGACGACATCAACACGATCACGCCCTACGGCTACACCAATGTGGCCGGCCGGTGGCTGCGATCGGTTCCCTACGCCACCGGCGTCACCTACCCCGGCGCCGGGATCGTGGTGTCAACGGGTTCGGGATGGGGCGTGTCGTTCACCGCGCCGACGAGCGCCCTGGTGGGTATCAACGATACCCAGACGCTGACCAACAAGACGCTGACCTCGCCGACGATCAACACGCCGACGATCAACAACGGCACGATCAGCAACACCACCGTCAACGGGTATGGCGTCGGTTATATCAACATCCCCCAGAACGCCCAGTCGACCACCTATACGCCTTCTTCTTCGGACGTCGGCAAGCACATCTATACCGCGAACACGGTCACCATGACGTCTGGCGTGTTCAATGTCGGCGACGTGATCATGGTGGTCAACAACAGCTCTTCATCGATCACCGTCGCTTCCGGCACGGGCGTGACGTTGCGTCTGGCCGGCACAACGACGACCGGCAGCCGCACGATCGCCAATTATGGATCCGCAACGATCCTGTGCGTGGCGTCGAACGTGTTCTCGGTCGCGGGTCCGGGCGTGTCCTGATGGGCGGGATAATGTCCTCCACGATCACGGGAAACGCTTCCGGCGGCGGGAGCGGCGGAACCACGTACTCGGTGACCGTGGGATACAGTTCGGTCCCAGCCTACAACATATACAACTATGGTTACAATACTTCCATAGGTTCGATCAGTCCTTCGACGTTCACAAACACCGGGTCGGCAATTGTCGACTTGTATGTGTTGGTGGCAAGTGGAACGACTGAGTTGATTTTTGCAATCAGTGGCTCTCACCCGCAAAACAGTTTCTCGACTCTGGTCGTTGGTGGAAGCAGTTATTCCGCCAGCTCTGCCAACTATTCGGCATCGTCGTCGACTTCCTGGAGTTGGATCATTTCGTCCAACCCGTTCTCGTCAATCGGGAACGTCGTGACGGTGCAGATCACCTGATCCTCGCTACCGGCGATGATGACGTTGCTCACTGTCATTTTTGATCTCCGTCACAGTGAAATCCGCAACCGCCGAAATTTCCTCGAACTGTCGTAGGCCAGTCTTGGGGAATTTCGTCAATGAATACTCTTTTGCCTTTGATTCGAGTAAGTTTTACATTCAATCTTCTCGACTGTTTAGACCTACGTTCAAACACATCTGGGAACCATTGTCTGATCAAAGCCCAATAGTTTGGACTAGTTGCTTTGACGCAACCCAGACAATTACCGTTAGGCATTCCAATATCGTAAACGATTGGGCGTTTTATACCCAACTCAGCAAGAACAGCATGACAATCTGATTTAGTGATGCCCATCTCGATCAATGGTGATCGCTGACGAAGTTGGGGAAAATTTTCTTTCATTCTGTCAAAACGAACAGCATCCGATTTGTCAGAAGTGTAACCCCACAGGTGCATGTCGCTAGGCAGTTGAAAATTCATACGAGGAACAATTTTCATTTCCCCAGTACAAGGCGCTCCGTTGATTCCAGAAAGATAATTTCGATGGTCAAATACGTCGTCGATGGTTTGATATTTTTCTGATCGTATGCGAATAATCGGTTTGCCGTACAATTTTTCAAGATCGTCAATGAATCTGTGACTGTCTTCGTGTACCGACGTTCCCAGGTCGCAATGAACTGGAATAACATCTGGGTTCTGTTGTATGGCAATGTAGGTCATCAGGGCGCTGTTGACCCCGTCTACCCAAGCAAGAACTCTCATGATACAATCCTTGCTGTCAGAGCCTCCGCTTCGGCCCGGCCCAGCGCGCGGGCCGACAGCACGTCCACACCGTACGTGTGGAAGAACAGCCGCTGCCGCTGCCGCTGATCGAGGCCCTCGGCGCAGCGCGCAACGCCCCAGGCAGCAATCGCATCGCGCAGACTGGCTTGTGCCCGCACACGTTCGTTGTGTTGCTTGATCTG